ATAGAATACCAAGTTGATTATTTACGTAGAGTTTCGTATCTTATACAAGAATCAAACCTATATGTAAATAAATTAGATGAAAAAGGTATATTTAGAGCAGATGATGAAGTCGGCACATTCTTTAACTTTATGAAAGAAATTCAGGATGATATAAACACCTTCCGTCTACCGGACGATTATGGAAAAACCAAAAAATAACAATTACTATTTCACACAAGAAACAGAGGACGCTATTGTTAGGTATAATAGCACCTCTGACCCTGTTTTAAGGGATCGCATTTTCACTAGAGAGATATATTACCCTTTCTATAAATTAGTTGAAAATATTATACACACCTTTAAATTCTACTATACCGATGTTTCTGATATAGAGGATTTAAAATTAGAGATTATTTCTATATTAGTAGAAGAGAAAATTCACCGCTTTGATCCTACCAATGGAGCTAAGGCGTTTTCTTATTTTCAAACCATTGTAAAAAGATGGCTTATTAACTATAATAACCGTAACTACAAGAAATTAAAACAAGTAGGGTCTTTTGATGAAATGGAAGATTCGTACGAAACAGGATTGGATAATGATTCCTCTCAGCAAATATCCCTATCAAACCTATTGAACATTTACATAGAATTAATGTATGAGAATATAGAAGTAAATTTTACTAAAGAACAAGAAATTAAAGTAGCAGATGCTGTATTAACATTATTTAAAACACGTCATGATTTAGAAATCTTTAGGAAAAAAGCTCTATATATTTACATTAGAGAAATAACTGATTGCGAAACTCCAACTCTTACTAAGGTTATTTCAAAACTAAAAGAAGAATTCTATAAATTATACAATTCCTACCAAGAAGCTGGATTTTCTATTCAATAACATATCTTCAGATATTTATATAATAAATAGACTATGGGATTAGAGACAACAATATTTGGAAAAAAGACCGTTTCTGATGTGCTAAAAGAAATTTACGACAATTCTAAGAATAAAGAAAAGCAAATCAATGCTCTTATTGGAGAGTTAAAACCTCTTGTTGAGAACATAGGTGATGCAACTTTAGTTGTACCAATGATAAAAGAGTACTTAGAGGTTGGAGTAAAGAATGATGAACATCTTATTAAAATGGTAGCACTTGTTCAAAGACTTGAAGGAGGAGGAAAAGCATCTGAAGCAGACTTTTTTAACCCAGAAGAGCTTGCAAAGCTAATGGAACAGAGTGAAGAGATTGGGAAGCAATTAGATAAAAAAGACGGAGAATAATGATAGGATCAAGCTATGGATTAAGTAATCAAGTAGCAGCAATTGCAGGAAGTACTGGTGCTCCGGTTTCTCAAGGAAATAGCGTTCAGTATGGAAAAGTAATTGATATAAAGTTAGATGATTCTAGACCTTTTCTAGATACAAACGGAAATGAGTTGCTAATTGGCTCTATAAAGTATGTTCCGTTAGATTTTAAAGGAGATGTAAGAGGTGAACCAAAATCTGCACTTCCTTTTTCCTTAGGAATAAAACAGCTACCTGTCATAAATGAAATAGTTTCCCTATATCAAACACCTACATCCGATATTCAATCTAATGTATCTGATAAAGCTACTTACTATAAAGACATAGTAAACCTATGGGGTTCACCTAACCATAACGCTATACCAGATCCAGGATACAATAAAGATAAGTACCTAGGATTAGGTTTTCAAGAACTATATGATGTGAATCCTTTATTTCCATTTCCAGGAGATACTTTAATAGAAGGACGTCAAGGACAGTCCATAAGAATAGGAGGAAGTCTATCACCACTAAACAGTATAGTAGATAGAACAAATAACGGGTTACCGTATGTACTTATAAGTAACGGGCAGATAATAACTAAAAACGTTATAGATTATGTAGTAGAAGATATTAACAAAGACGCTAATTCTTTATACTTCGTATCAAACCATAAAATACCGTTAAAACAAGTAAATAGTAAAAGAGATTCATATACTATTGTACCTAAATCTGCAGATCAATATAAAGGTAATCAAGTATTACTAAATGCAGGTAGAGTTTTTATTAATGCAAAAGAAGAAAGTGTTTTACTTTCTGCAAAAGATTCTGTAGGATTAAATGCAAATACTGTAAATTTTGACGGAAAAGAGTATGCATGTATTGATGCAGATAAAATTTTTATAGGAAAAAAAGCTAGAACATCTCCTCAAGGTATAGCAGAACCAGCAGTACTGGGTAATCAGTTAGATAATTTTTTAAGTATAATATTAGATACTTTAGAAAATATAGGGCAAGCGATGAAGACGGCAGAAGCACAGACAGGAGGTCCTATCGCTTCGTTAAATACAGAAGGGTATAGTGTAGTAGATACCTGTACAACTTTAAGAACACTGGTTAATCAAATGAAATCTAAAAAAGTATTTGTTGAATAATGGCAATAAAATCTCAAATAAGTAAAATAGTTTCTAGTCAAATAGGACCATTACAGGGAAAATTAAGATCTACTATACAGAAGAAAGTATTAGAGCTTCTTAATGAATTCAGTAGTGGTTGTCCTAATGCAGAACGTATGAAAAAGATTATGTCTATTAGGAATAATTTACTTAATACTATAAATTCTTTTCAAAAAAGAGTAGATGCTGTTAGTAACCTTACAAGCGGACTTGCTCCGGTAGTATCTGCAGCAAAAGTAGGTATAGAGGTTATAACAAGTATTCCAATTCCTACAGCAATTATACCGCCTATGACAGGAGGTATTGGAGTACCAATGAGTGTATTAAATAGATTTAGTAAAGCAATAAACTTATTAACATCAGTTGTAGATGTATTAGAAGCAGATATAAAAGCAGTTGACTCTATAGTAACATCAGTATCTATCCCAATCAACACTCTAAGAGATAAGTTACAAGCTATTGATATTAAAATAGCACAATGTTCATCAAATAGCCCAGCTTCAGAAGCACTTCTTAATACTGCTCAACCAGAAGCTAATACAGGATCAGAAGGAACACCAAACCCAAACTACCTCTATAAAGGATATACATTAGAGATAATTCAAGATGTAAACTCCCCAAAAATAGCACCAAGAAGATATGCTATTGCCAAAGATGCTAAAGGAAATATTAAATTAATAGGACAATCTTCTTTCAGTTCTTCAACACAAGTGCTTTTAGATGAAATTAAATTTCAAATAGATAAGCAATTAGTATAACATAACTATTTATTAATATGAAGTTAGATTTATTAAAAAAATTAATTAAAGAAGCAGTAAAAGAAGCAGTTCGTGAAGAATTAGAAACAATTCTTTCTGAAGATGTAAAAACTAAATCTACACCGATAGGAGTAGGAGGGAAAGGAACACCTAGCACTTTTACAAAATATGAAAACTATAAACCAGTTGTAGGAAAACCAGTTTCGACAGGAGATCCTTTAATGGATTTATTGAATGAAACACAAGCAAGTATGATGGGAGCAGCTAATAACAGTAATGTAAATATGTCTTCCTACGTATCAGCTCCAGGTTTAGGTATGAATTCTAGAATGGTAGAAGAAAGTTACACAGGTCCAGAACCAGGTTTAGATATCTCACAATTTGATTTTGTTTCAAAAGCAGCATCAGTGTACAAAGCATCAGTAGAAAAAGATAAAGCAAGATTCGGAGCATAATGGCATTTCAAGTACAGCAGATAAATCCGTTAGATCAACAACCAAGTGTAGGAGTAGGAGTAGGATTACCTTTCTCCTCTACTAGTGTTTTTAATACAACATACTCTACACAAGATGCTTTAAAAGCAAATTTAATAAATTACTTTCTAACAGGTACTTCTGAAAGATTCTTGAACCCAAACTTAGGAGCAGGATTAAGAACTCTACTGTTTGATCAAATGACAGAAGATAAAAAAGATGAGATAAAAACAGTAATTCAATCTGGAGTAGCTCAATGGTTTCCAAATGTTAATATTCAAAATTTACAAATAGCAGAAGATATAGATGCACAAACTATAACTATTTCACTAAAATATAATGTTAGGTTAACTAACATACAAGATCAATTATCAATTAACTTTCAACAATAATGGTTCAAGATAGAGATATAAAATACGTAAATAGGGAATTTACAGACTTTAGAGCACAACTTATAGAGTACGCTAAGAATTACTTCCCAGACACCTACAACGACTTCTCCCCTACATCACCAGGTATGATGTTTATTGAGATGGCAGCATACGTAGGAGATGTTTTAGCTTTCTATCAAGACACCCAACTACAAGAAACATATTTACAGTACGCTAAAAACCCATCAAATTTATATAACTTAGCTTATATGATGGGATATACACCAAAAGTTATCGCTGCCTCTCAAGTAGATATTCAAGTATCTCAACTTATAGATGCGACAGGTGCTAGCTACTCTCCTGACTGGACTCAGGCATTAAGAATAGGTTCAAATACAAAATTAAAATCAACCTCAGCAGGAAATGTAAATTTTATTATTGATAAGCCTATTGATTTTACTTTTTCAAGTTCTTACGATCCTACAGATATCTACATAGATTCCTTACTAGGTGGTAACCCTAATAAATACCGTTTAACAAAAACTGTAAAAGCATTTTCAGGAGAAGTTAAAACAGTAACACAGACTATTGGATCTGTAGAGAAATTTAAAACAATTACGATTGCAGATAGTAATATTCAAGGAATATTATCAATAGTAGATAGTAACAATAATACATGGACTGAAGTACCATTTTTAGGGCAAGAAACAGTTTTTGTAGATACTACTAATGGTGATGCAGCAACTAAAGGATTAGTACCAAATTTACTATCACTTCAAAAAGTACCTAGAAGATTTGTAACTAGATTTACATCTACAGGAGAATTACAAATACAATTTGGATCTGGAGTAGCAAATCAAGATGATTCAATTATTACCCCTAACCCTACAAATGTGGGAATGGGATTAAGTTCTGTTACAAGTAGATTGAAATACGCTTATGATCCGACTAACTTCTTACATACACAGACCTACGGATTAGCTCCTCAAAATACAACATTAACTATAACATATTTAGTAGGAGGTGGAGCAGCCGCTAATGTACCTTCAAACACTATAACAACTGTTATTGCAACAGGAGCTGTTTCTATTCCAGGAGGAGGAACAGATAGATCTGCAACATTAACCTTTAACAATCCTCAAGCAGCAACAGGAGGTAGAGATGGAGATACTATTGAAGAATTAAGACAAAATACTTTAAGAGCATTTAACGAACAAAATAGAGCAGTTACTTTACAGGATTATGCTGTAAGAGCTTTATCTATGCCTACAAAATACGGATCAATTGCTAAAATATATTGTGCCCAAGATCAATTAACAAATCCTAATTCTTCTATGGACAGTATAATTGATAGTAATCCACTATCATTATCGATGTATACTTTAGCTTTTGATAACGCAAATAAACTAATACAACCATCAATTAGCTTAAAGAATAACTTAAAGCAATATCTAGCAAATTATATGATGCTAACAGATGCTTTAAATATTAAAGATGCTTTTATAGTAAATATTGAAGTTATTTTTGATATTATAGTTAAACCAAACTACCAAGGAAGAGATGTACTTCTTGCTTGTACAAATTTAGTAAGAGATTATTTCGATATAAATAAATGGAATATTAACCAACCTATTAACCTATCAAGCATATATACATTACTTGATCAAGAAAAAGGAGTTCAAACTGTACAAAAAGTACGAGTAAATAATAAAGTAGGAGGAGTATATTCTCAATATGCATATGATATTGAAGGAGCTACTAGAAATAATATAGTATATCCTTCTTACGATCCTATGATTTTTGAAATAAAATTCCCAGACACAGATATTAAAGGAAGAATAACAACATTATAAGATGGCAGTATATAGAATATTCCCTGAAAAGGATGCATTCATCTCAACAGAATACCCGTTAAGCAATACAGGTTTAGATGAAATTGTGGAAATAGCAGGATACGCTAACCTCTCA